TTAGGCGGAGTGGGCAAAAAGGTCAGGTTGGGAGCGGTCTTGGTATTGTTTTCGCATACGGGCTAAGATTTCATAAATGTAAGGCAAAGACAAATTAAACTTTTGCACCAGCTCAAAATGATTATCGCCCTTAAACGCTTCCCAAATCGCCAAATCCCTCTCGTGGTATTGCCAAGCGTTGTGTTTGGTAACATAAAACATAGAACCGCCCCAATGCTGGGCAAGGCGGTTGGCAAGCTCACCTGCGATTTGGCTTGCGGTCTGTTCATCAAGATTTGTGGTGTGGGTAATGATTTGTGTGCCAAAGGAGCGTAAATCGGTAAAGAAGTTCTCGGCTTGTTGGTTAAACTTGCCTTTGCGTTTGTTGTCAGTCATAAAAGCACCTTTATTGCTGTTATTTCTCACATTTTAGCAAAGAAAACAACGGTAATAAAAGGCAACTGGCACAAAAAAGCCACGATTTTTTTATCGTGGCTTTTGGTTGATATTACCTTAATTTTGGGGGTTTGGGGTGGTGGTGCTTTCCGTTGTTTTGGCTTGTTTTTCTACCCGTTTACGCCAGTTTTTTAGGCGTTCTATGATGTTGCTGGCTTGCTCACTATCCAAATCATCTATGGCGGTTTTGGCTTGGGCGTGGCGGACTTGGCAAGCGTGTACTGGCTTTCGGTATTTAGAAAAGGCGGACTGAAATTTTGGCTAAGATTTGTGGACAAATACGGTCAAGCCTTTGTGGTGGGCAAGCACCCACGAGCCACGCCACAAAACGAAGTAGACAAAATCCTAGACAGCCTAGAAATGTTAAGTCAAGACGGCGTGGCGGTTATCCCCAATGACGGCTCGGTGGAAATCTTGGAGTCATGACGGCATTCATTCCGCCACCACTTCGGCTCAAATGACGGGCGGTGCGTGGATTAGCCCCGACTTTAAGGGCGATACTCGCACAGATGTGGGCGAGCTGACCGATTTTAATGATTTGCACCTAGCTTTTGGGCTTGGCGAAGTAACCGCCCAAATAAGCAACGCCCTTGCCAATTACCAAACGGTCATAATCAATCACACCCCACAAAATACCCCTACACCCCAAAATCAAGCGGTTGCCCAAAGTCAGCCAGTAACTAAGCCAAATACCGATAAAGAGCCAGTCAAGCCAACCCTTGCTCCTGCCGACAGCGAAAAATTAAAGACAGTCTTAAAAGACTTTGCCAAAATCGTAAATAACGGTAAAATGAGTAATAAGGTGTATGACCTTGTACAAAAAATGGAATACACCAAAACCCAGTTTACCCACAAAGTCGGCAAAAAAGTGGCGGACGCATTCTTTTTGCACGACACGGCAACGGTTGAGCAGTCCGATGTGGACAACCAAAGACGAGGCAAAGCCGACCAAAACATCGGTGGAATGCTTGACCGCTACGCCCTAATTTTTGGCACAAAAGAGATTTGGGATAATAAGTTAAAAACCCGCTTTTTAGCCGAAACAATAAGAATGGCACACCCTAACGAATTTGATGTTTGGCTTAAATCGCCAAGCCGTGCCACCATCTCACCAGAGAATATCTGGTTTGACCCATCGGACGACAAAAGACCTGCGGGCATTGATAGTCCTGTTAATGGCAAAGATTATATCAATAGCTTTGCAGGACTTGCTCTAAATGGCTTGGACGATGATGGTTTGACCTATGATGAATGTTACACCAAAGCCAAGCCCATCACGGATTTATTATTGCACTTATGCAATGGCGACCACGCTATTTTTGTGTGGGTAATGCGTTGGCTTGCCATACCCTTACAAAACCTTGGTACAAAAATGGACACCGCCCTTATTTTTCATGGAGCTTTACAAGGTGCAGGCAAATCTATGTTTTTTGACAAAGTCATGAGTGCTATTTATGGCGAGTATGCTGTAACGCTCGGGCAAGGTCAGCTTGAAGAACAGTATAACGAATGGGTTGTGGATAAAATGTATGCCGTCTTTGAAGAGATTTTTAGTGGTAAAGACCGCTACGCCCACATGGGCAAAATCAAACAGCTGATCACAGGCAACAAGATTTACATTTCAAAAAAATACTCAAACGGCTGGGTGCAGGACAACTATGTAAATTGCGTGTTTTTGTCTAACGATATTATGCCTTTACAGTTGGAGCAAGGCGACCGCCGTTTTATGGTCGTCAATCCAAGCCAGCTTATCTCAAACGAGCTTCGCCAAGCCGTGTCCGATGCCCTAGACGACCCACGCAAAACCGTCATTCGGGCGTTTTTGGCGGTGCTCATGAACTATGATTTGGGCGAGCAAAACGCCCACACCCACCCACCAATGACAAAAGCCAAAGAACGCTTGATTGGTGTGTCCATGCCAAGTTGGGAGCGGTTTTTTAGAGACTGGCGAAATGGTGTGTTACCCATCAAATTTACCACTGCCCCCACCCACGAACTGTATATGGTGTACAAGATGTATTGCCACAGAAATGGCGACAATGCGGTGGGCAAAAACAAATTTTGTGCCTATATCAACGCCCAACAAGGCATAGACACCGCACGACTTTGGTATCGCTTACCCCAAAACCGTCAAATCCACAAGCAAGCCACTTGGGTTGTTATTGGCGAGATTGGCAATTATCAAGGCTCAAGAGAACTTTGGCTTGGTTATCGCTTTAATGGGTTTAAAAATGACATTGAGCGGAGTGATTGGTACTCTTAAAACAAAGTCTTACACAAACAAAAGTCTTGCACAAAACAAAAACCCTTGTAAAATAAATACTTAACAAAACCTAGTGCAATACTCAAAAAGCCCTGCACAAAGTCCCGCACAAAGTCCTAAGCCTTGATATTCAAGGGTTGAGGCTTTTGTTTGTGCAGGACTTTTAATTTTTAACCCAAAACCTTTATGGGCTTAAATAATTTACTAACCAAATAAGCATTTATGCCAAATCTTAAATTTAAATTTATCTCTATAATAGTTTTGTATAAAAGTTAAAAAGTCCTGCACGAAGTATTGTTGCAATCCTTATAAATAAAGGACTTGGGTTTTGTGCAGAACTTTGTGCGGTAGTACAAAACTTGACGCACATTTTGCACACCGCCTATAATAACCAAGAAAACAAAAGGAAATCCCCATGAAACACAACGCCCACAAAACCCCCAAAGCCCAGCTCATCGCCGTTGCCGAAAGTTTTGCAGGGGTCAGCCGATTTGCTGACGCTTGTTATCGTTACTACTATTACCACGACCAAGCCAGTCGTGATTTTCTACTGTCATCATTGGCGGTAGAGTTTGCCGAATATCTGACAAAGATACCTGCCAAACATCATCAATCCATTATTGCCACCGCCCTGATAGAGATAAGCTACCCCCAAAAAAATCTTAGTCGCTCTACTTTTTGTGCAAAAGAGCGGGCTTGTTGTATGGGAATTAGTCGCCGTCAATACTATAACTTAAATGCAGGTGAAGCTATTGATAACATCATTGGCAATATCACAGGTATTGCCAAAGTTGTCGCTGGCAAGGTTCGTGAACAGCTTGGAATAAACTTAAAACTCGGCTATTGACAGATTGCACACTTTTTGCTATCATTTTGCCATAATCAATAATTGTAACTAACGCTAACGGCTCACGCTGTTGGCGTTTTTTGTTGGCAAAATTATGGTAAAACTAAGCACCCTACAACCACGCCTTAAACCCGTACAATCCCATACCCCAAAGAAAAACTGGGGTCAAGGTCGTGGCGGTCGTGCGTGGCGTAAACTTCGTGATGAGATTTTGGCTCGTGATAATTACACCTGCCAATGTTGTGGACGTGTCGGTGGTCGCTTGGAGCTTGACCACATCATTAACACCGCTGTTGGCGGTACAGACGACCGCACTAACTTACAAATCCTTTGCCACGATTGCCACAAACAAAAAACCCAAACCGAAAGCACGGTGGGGGGTATCAAACAATTTTCGGGCTGACCCTACGGACACCACGCCCCATCTCGTTTATAAAAAAATTTGATTTGGGGGAAAATCTCCGTTTCTCCGCCAATGAACACAGTAACAAAAGTTACATAAAATTACAATAGAAAGAATATAGAAAGGTTAAAAAATGGCACTCACTGCAAAACAAGAACGGTATGCCCGCCTTGTGGCGAGTGGCAAAGACTTACACGCATCAGCCCTTGAAGCTGGTTGTAAAAACTTTGAGTCCGCCCGAAAATTTGTGGCAGATATGGCGAAGCGTGAAAATGTGCAAGCATTCATCAATCAGGTGCGGACGGTTGATGCTGGGCTAACCACATCAACCGACAGCACCGCCACGACCGACATCAGTCATCCAAATGCACCAGCCGCACCGACTGAGACGGCTCAGCCACGGCAAGCACCGACCACGCCTCAGTCGCCTTTGGAGTTTTTGACTTCGGTGTTTAATAATGCGGACGGACTTTACACGCCCAAAGAACGCATTAACGCCGCCATCGCTCTTTTGCCATACACCGAGCAGAAACTGGCTCAGACTGGCAAGAAGGAAGATGCGATGGAAAATGCCAAATCCAAGTCCCATTTAGTTTGCCCCTGCAACCAGCCCCAAATCCACCGACCAACCCAATCCTGCCACCATCAACCCCAACCACAATCACGAAAGCAACCTCCAATAATGGTGCGGTTGCTTTAATTTTACCCAAAAATGGAGTACAGCTCGTATGAATTATCAAGCTCAACTTGCCCAAATCAACGCCACCATCAAGGCAAAACACGCCCAAATTGGCGACATTATGACAAAATCAGTCGCAAGCGGACACACGCCAAGCGATGATGATGAAGCTACTATCACGGCATTAGAAGGCGAAATCGCTCGTCTTGAAAAGAATGCCGAACGCTTGCAAAAGCTGATTAAATCGGTGGAAACCGCCCCAAATCCTACCGAAATTGGTGGCGAAAACCCAGAGCAAGCCAAAGCAAGTGCCGAAGGCGAACCAATCCCCCAAACCACCGATCAGACCAAAAGCGTGAAAGTAGAATCCAATTTACCGCAGGGCATTGGCTTTGCACAAATGGCTCGTGCCAAAGCCCTATCTAGCAAACTTGCCAGCAAAGGCGACTTTGTGAGTGCCGCCGACATCGCCAAATCCTGTGGCATGCACCCCCTTGTCATTGCCGAGCTTGAAAAATCGGCTGTGGTAATGGACACCACTAACTCAGGCGTACTTGTACCAACCAGCCCCCTTGTTAATGAATTTATTGAGCTTTTGCGAGCTCAAACCATCATTGATAAGCTCGCCAAATATATGCGAGCGGGCGACTTTAACGCCACCATCGCAGGTATGGCAACGGGGGCGACATCGGCGTGGGTGGGCGAAGGCGACCCAAAACCCGTTACCAATGCCACTTTTAACAGCGTGGAGCTAAAACGCCATAAAGTTGCTGGTATTGCCGTTTTGACGGACGAACTCTCCCGTTTTAATAAGTTTAATGGCGACCGCCGTATCTTGGACGATTTGATTGAGTCTAATCGTCTGCTCCTTGATTTGACCTTTATTGACGACCAAGCCCAAAGTGCCACCCGTCCTGCTGGGTCATTGCACGGAGCGACCATCATCACCGCCACAGGGAGCGAAGAAGCCCAAATCAAAGCCGACCTTGCCAAGCTCCGCCAAGTGTTTATCAAAGCGAATTTGTCTTTGACAGGGGCTCACTACATTATGAGCGAAACCCGAGCGTCCGAATGGGCGGAGCTGACAAATCCGCTTGGTGCTCCTGTCTTCACAGGGCTACAAGCACCGACAGGCGAAAAAACCTTAAACGGCTTGCCTGTGATTGAGTCGGAAAGTGCCAGCAACATCGTGGAGCTGATTAAGCCATCTGAATTTTATCTGGCGGACGAAGGGCAAGTGGAAGTGTCATACAGCACCGAAGCCACCATCACCATGCCAAACAAAACGCTTGTACACTTGTTCCAAGAGAACAAAGAAGCCATTCGTGCCGAACGCTTTATTACTTGGGCAAAACGCCGTCCAATGGCGGCGGCTGCCATCAAGTACGAAGATTAGGTGGTCATCTAACAAGGCGAAAAACAGTCCTATCACAGGGCTGTTTTTGTGTTTTGGTATTGTACCTAGTATCAAAACACAAAAACAGGAGTAAGTCAATGAAAATCAAATACCTAAAACCTGCCCCGAATGCCAGCACAGGCGACATTAAAGACATTAACACCGCCCAAGCCAAAATCCTTATCCAGCTTGGTTTTGCCGAAGCTTATGATGAAAATGACGACTTATTTGGGCAGTTAGACGATAGCCAAAGCACCGCCCAAGAACCGTCCGAAACTAACGAAACCACCGAGCCTGTGGCAGAAAACCAAGAACCGTCCGAAACTGACGAGACCACAGAAAAAGCCACAGACGACAACAGCGAACAGGCACAAGACCCCGCAGAAAATACCCCTGCCGAACCTGCCACACCCACCGAAACCGCCAAACCCAAAAAGACCAAGACCAAAACGGAAAACAACTGATGGGCTTTTTTGATTTATTCCGCAAAAAATCGCTGACCCCTGTTGCAAATAATGGTAATGGCTGGTTGCCTATTATCCACGAGCCTTATACAGGGGCGTGGCAAAAAAATGATGAGTTAAAACGCACGGATTTAACCAACTTTCACGCCATTTTTGCTTGTGTGTCGCTTATCGCAAGCGACATTGGCAAGCTCAAAATGGACACAAAATCCGTGCAAAATGGCGTACTTTTACCGACCAAATCGCACGCCCAAAGACTGCTAAAAAAGCCCAATCCGCACCAAACTTGGCAACAATTTGTAGAAAACTGGATAACTTCCAAACTTTTGCGGGGTAATGCCTATATTTTAAAAGAGCGAGATTTGTTTGGCGATATTTTTCGCCTATATGTCCTAAACCCCGACCGTGTCAAAGTGCTTGTCTCGGACAGGGGTGAAGTGTTTTATCAAATTAGCCACGACAAACTTTTTGGACTGTCCGAAACCACCGTGCCAGCGTCCGAAATCATTCACGACCGTTTCAACTGCTTTTACCACCCGCTTGTTGGCTTGTCGCCCATTAGTGCTTGTGCGGTGTCGGCAGGGGTTGGGCTTGCCATTCAAAGCAGTCAGGCGACTTTGTTTAACAATGACAGTCGTCCGTCTGGCATTTTGTCCGTGCCAAGTGCGATTAACCAAGCCAAAGCAGACGAAATCCGTGCCAACTGGCGTAATCGCTACACAGGGGCAAACAGGGGCGATGTGGCGGTACTGGGCGATGGGGCAAAATATGAGCCAATCAGCCTGTCAGCAGCCGACACCCAAGCCATTGAACAGCTTAAAATGACCGCCCAAACCGTTTGCTCTGTCTTTCACATTCCGCCTTTTAAGGTGGGTATGGGCGAGCTAAAAGCAGGGCAAAAGCCGTCCGATTTGAACGAGATTTATTATAGCGACTGCTTACAGCATTATATTGAGGCGATTGAAAATTTGCTTGATGAGCATTTGAACCTAGAAAAAGGCACGGAAATCATTGCCGATTTGACAAGCCTTATTAGAATGGACAGTATGAGCCAAATGCTCTATCTCAAAGAAGGCACACATTCGGGCATTTTATCTCCCAATGAAGCCCGTGCCACGCTTGGGCTACCGCCTGTTATTGGGGGCGAGTCGCCACTTATGCAACAGCAAAATTATAGCTTGTCAGCGTTGGCGAAAAGGGATAACAGCGACAATCCTTTTGGCAATACACCCAAAGTCGAGCCACAAAAGACGGTCAAACCACGCCTTAGAATACGGGCGGTTTTGGATAAGGGGGATAAGTGATGAGCGAATTTGCCACCCTTGACGAAGTCAAACACCATTTGCGTTATGACGATGACAGTAACGACACAATCTTGGCAATTTACTTACAAAGTGCCGAAACTGCCGTCAAAAACTACATCACAGATGACATCACAGACAAGATGTTACCCAGCCTAAAAACTGCTACCCTGTTAATGGTTGGTTATCTTGATGACAATAGAAATGCCGAGAATGGGGCGGAGTTTGGTAACTTTTTGCCCGCTCCTGTTCGTCAAATTTTAAGTCCGTATCGCACACCAACCTTCTAGGATAAAACAATGAAAGCCACACCACTTCGCCACCGCCTCAAATTTTTCCGCCAAAGTGCCACTCGCTCCGCAACAGGTGCGGTCAAGGCAGGGCAATGGGAACACGCCTTGACCCTTTGGGGGCAATTTACCCCGTTATCGGTCAAGGATATTATCGCAGGGCAAGCGGCAGACAGCCAAATCACCGCCCGAGCAAAAATCCGCCACCGCACGGACATTGATGGCACAATGCGAGTTGAGCACGCAGGGCGAATGTATGAAATCGTGGGCGAACCATTGACAGATAACGGCACAGGCAAAGAATACTTAACACTGGCGTTAAAGGCAGTCAGCAATGATAGGTAAGATTGAAGTTCAAGGCTTGGACAGGCTAGACGAAGTCATAGCCACACTTGATGACAAGATGAAAGACAAAGCCCTATCCAAAGCCCTAAATCAAGCCCTAAACCCAATGCGAAAAGACGCTAAATTTTATGCGTCCGTTGCCCCAGAGCCACACGTTATGATAGTCAAAGGCGGTCGCAGGGTTGTTGTCCAGCGTGGATTGCTCCGCTCTGCCATAAGAAAACGCAAAGTGCCAAAACGTGAAATGGGCGAGCTTGGTGGTCATGGCGTGGCAATGGGTATTTATGTGGGCAAAGGCACAAAACAAAAGGAATATCCGAACTACTGGCATTTTGTGGAATATGGCACAAGTCAAATGCCTGCCGTGCCTTTTTTACGCCCTGCCTTTGATAAAAATGTGCAAAAAGCCGTTGATATTTTTGCCAAAACTTTAAAAGATGAATTGGATAAAATTTAATGAATGCCAGTCAAATTATTTATACGCATTTAGCCCATTTGGTTGATGATAAATGTTATCCGTTATTTATCCCAGAAAAAAGCCCCAATAATCCGCCTTATATCGTTTATCAAATCATCAGCACCGAACCCGATAATGATTTGGACGGTATTACAGGACACGAATGGGCAAATGTGCAAATAGATGTTTATCATAAATATTATGATGATTGTTTAAAGCTATCTCATGAAGTCATCAATGAATTAAATAAAATCAAACCGTCTATTTATCATGGCGTGCAATACGTCCATGACAAAGAAAGCGGATTATTTAGAGCCATTATTGAATATGGTTTTTGGCAAACCCTAGAATTTTAATTTAACCGCCAAATAGGAGAAATCTCATGGCAAAAGTAGTAGAAAATCTCGTGGACAGCTTTTTTACGCTCCACGTCTCAGCAGACGGCAACGAATATCAAAAGGTAGAGCATTTGTCCAAGTGCGACCACCCGTCCGAAGAAAAGGTGTTGGACGAAGTTACCGCAACAGATGACCGCCGTACAGTCAAAGCCCCTGTTGATTTTAAGGAAGAGAGTGAAATTGAATTTGAATACGCCCTTGACCCCAAAGACACCACACATCAGCTACTGCAAACATCGTTTGAAAGCGGTAAAGAGTTGCACTGGCAATTAAAGTATGTGGTAGCCACGGGCGAATCTCGCCAATTTAAAGGCATTATCTCAAAGCTAACCACCGACAACAGCGACCAAAAAAAGAAAATCCGCAAAACAGGTACAATTACCATTACAGGCGATGTAACCAAAGTTGCAGGTTAATTAAATAACCCAAACCCACAAAATAAAGCCATTTAATGATAAATGGCTTTATTTATTGTAACTAAATTAAAAAGGTATATATTATGAGTAAAGTAGCAACATTAGCAACCGCACTATTGGCAGGTTTATCAGCAATCAATGAGCCAAAGAAAATCAATATTGATGAATTTGACGGCGATATTTATATCCGTCAAATCAGCGTGGGCGAACAAGAACAAATCGCCAAACACCTAGAAAAAGAAAAAGGCAATAATATGGCATTGTCTTTTATCTTTGGCGTGTGTGATGAAAAAGGCAATCGTTTATTTACCATTGATGACCTAGATAGCATTAACCAAATCAATTTTAAAGCGATGTTATCCGTCATCAAAGAAATCAATAAATTAAATGGCTTGGACACCGACACGGACGAACATGAAAAAAACTCATAGCCGACAAAAGTCGGCTTTTTTTGTTTAAATTGGCGGGGCATTTGGGAAAGACGGTGGGCGAGCTAGAACGCACGCTCACCGCCCATGAGTTTGCCGAGTGGCAAGCCTATGACCGCCTAGACCCGATAGGCGGTTATCGTGGCGACATACAGTCGGCGGTGGTTGCTTGTGCGATGGCAGGGGGTAAGCCGTCTGATTATATCATCATTGACCCCAACCCCATGACGGACGAGGAGCGAGAAGCCTATGAGTTAGAGCAGAGAAAGGCGGAGCTACAAGCCCAAATGGAGCGAACGATAGCGATGTTTTCTACCATAGGTTGAAAAAAGATAGGTTTTTGGGTATGATACGTTTGTATTGTATCCAAGGGCCTATTTATGCGTGCGATTTTCTTATGGTTATTGTTTATCTTAATGACCAATGCTCATGCCGACCCAAGCCATGTCGCAGTGACAGGACTGAGCGGTCGGACTGTATTTATTACACATCCAACGAACCATGAGATTTTGAGCAATGAAGAGTTAGATGAAGCAATCGACAGTTTATTAAATTCATCAGCAACAGTGAATCAAAAAAAACATGATGATATAGAATATAGCAGTACTGATAAGAGACAAGCAATTTATCATGAGTGGGAATATGTGAAAATTGAAAATGAATTTGACAATAATGCTTTAAAAGTAGCTCGTTTGTTTTCGAATGATGGCAACGCAATTTTATTTATTGCTTATAGAAATAGTGATAAAAAATATCAAAATCCTGATGTAGGCTTGCAATTATCAGGGAATTTTGATAATGGGGTTTTTCATAATTTTTTATGCACTCAAAACTGTCTAAATATTGACATGAATATAGACGGCAAGAAATATCAAAATATCGGTATGGCTTATGGTGGTAGTAGAATTTTGGTGGCTAAAAATTCCAAGTCTTTATTAAATCATATCAAAAAAGGTGAAGCCATAAAAATTAGATTGCAATCCATTACAGGCGACCCATTGATTTATGTATTTGAGCCAGAGCAGATATTGGATTTACAGATATTGAAGAGTGTAGAGTAAAATAAAAAAAGTCTTGAAAATTAGACCAGTTGGGGGTATGATTTTGTCATAATCCCAAACTGTATAACCGCTTGTCTGATAGATAAGCGGTTTTTTTATAACTAAAACACTCAGTTGTTGTCTTATGACAACAACTGATAGTGTTAAGTTGTGGTGTTATCACCATAACTTATCCGAAATTTAACCAAGCAAGCGAAAAAACGCTTGCTTTTTTTTGTAACCTAAGTTAGTATAATCTCACTACTAAAATTCAGCGGTATCAAATCTCGCCCCGTCAGAGCGTTATTTTTATGCCTAAAATTTGCCAACTGTGTACATATCTACATAATTAGGCAAAAAGCATAGCCCCCTTCGTCTTATGACGGGTTGAGAGGCGTAATACAACACCCGCAAGGGAAATATGCCCGCCGTCTGAATCGGTAGTTGAGACCCGTTACCCTATTTGGGTAATGTTTGCTAACTAAAATTCAGGAGACATTTTATGTCAAACCAAGTCCAAGCCGTCAAATTCTATGACGACACCCTTATCACCCTAGAAAAAGATGGCGAGCATTATGTCGCTGTTCGTCCCATTGTAGAAAATATGGGGCTAGATTGGGCGAGACAATCAACCAAACTTAAAAACCCAAAATTCAACTGTTGTCATATGCCAACAGTTGCCCAAGACGGCAAAATCCGTGAAGTGCTGTGTATGCCAATCAAAAAACTCAATGGCTGGCTATTTAGCATTAACCCCGAAAAAGTGCGTAGCGACATTCGCCATATCGTTGAGCAGTATCAAGAAGAGTGCTTTGCCGTGCTACATGACTACTGGCATAAAGGCGTGGCGGTCAATGAGCGGGCAACAACCGCTCCTGTCTGTATCGCCCCACAGACCCTAACCGAACTTGCTCCCATCACGCCCTTTAAGTCGCATATGTCAGCCGCCGACAGCCAAGCAGTCATCAAAGAAATGCAGCAAGTATACAATGCCCTAGTTCCCCTTATTCGTCAAGTGGCGGATTGTTATTATGACAAACAAATGGCGTTTAGTCAGATTGAGGCGACCATTGAGCATTATTGTGGGGTAAAAAATAGCCATTGGATTACGCTTGAACGCTTGCCCACCGCCTTGACTGTACTGTCCATTATGAAAAATGAAGCAACCGCACACAAAAAGATGATGCACCGCCTAGATGACAATGCACGGCTTGCCCTGTCTTATAAGACGGTCAATGCCATCGGCTATACAGGCGAAACTTTTGATGACGTGGAGGTGTAAGATGAAACAAGAACTGTATGAACTTGATGAATTGGCATGTCTTGTTAATAACCGCATTAAAAAGCTGGATTGGCTTATTTTTCAGCTCATAGAAAATGTCTCTGGCGATGAAGCGATTGTTGCAGGGTTGGCACTAGACACAATAATGCTAACCAGTCAAAAAATGCACAAAATACAAGCACTTATTACCGAACTGCGTGAACAAGACACGCCACAAGTCAAAGGATTGGAGCGTTTGGAAAAAGTTGCTTAATCCATTTGGCAAAATCCCCTTGAAATTTAGACCATTTTAGGGTATGATTTAATCAAAATCAATAACTGTATTTACGCACCGTCAATCCTTTGGCGGTGTTTTTTTATTGGAAATTTCACAAGAAATCACTATGGCAAAAGTTTTATCACGCTTAGACATCTTGCTACACGCCAACACCGCCAATTATGTGCGTGAGATGAAAAAGGCAACGGACAAGACCAAAAAAGAGTTAAAGAGCGTGGCGGACTACGGCAAGCTCGTGGGCAGTCATCTTGGTATGGCTTTTGCTGGCTTGGGAAGTGCGGTGAGCATTTCGCATATCATGCAGACGGCTGACCGTATGCAGGATTTGGCAAGCAAGGTACGAATTAACACCCAAACCACAGAAGAATATAATGCCGTTTTGCAGGATTTACGCAAAATTAGTACGGATTATTGGACAACGATTGACGGCGTTACTGACCTGTATGCGTCCAGTAAGCGAGCGTTGGACAGTCTAGGGGCAAGCCAACGGCAAGTCCTAGATTTTACACGCAACATCACCATGGCAATGAGTGTGGGCGGTGGATCGGCACAGGCACAGGAGGCGGCACTGGTTCAGCTTGGTCAGGCGATGAGTATGGGGGCGTTGCGTGGGCAAGAGTTCAACTCAGTATCCGCCCAAGCCCCTGTCATCATTGACCTTTTGACCGACAGCTTAAAGGTGTCTCGTAGCGAACTGCAAGAAATGGCAAAAGACGGTAAAATTACCAGTCAAGTGATGATGGACGCGGTGCTTGGTGGTTATGATAAACTGCAAGAAACCATCAACAAAATGCCGACCACCTTTGCACAAGGCATTCAAAATATCAAAAGCCAATATGATTTTTTGGTGGACGATATTATGAACCAGAACAGTCTTTTATCGCAAAATTTGGCGAGTGTGGCGTTGTGGGTTGCCGAAAACTTTCGCACGTTGGTTGGTGTGGGTACGGCAATGGGGGCGGTGTGGCTTGCTAACATCGCCAAAAACTCCGCCCTTGTTACATCATTTGTCGGACTGACGGGGGCGACTTTGGCAAACACCAAAGCCAGTATTGCCAATGCATTTAGCGTGCAGGGACAAATCAACGCTTACAATGTGCTATCCACTCGCATGATGTTATTGCGTTTGACCAAAGCCCATTATATTGACTTAACCAAGACCGCCATGGCAACCACGACCGCTTATGCTCGCTCATTAGTAGGTTTGGCAGGTAGTTTTAACACTGCCACAGCGTCCGCACGGCTACACACGCTCGCCCTGGCAGGGGTTACTACCGCCAAACGCACCGCAATGGGGGTGGGCATTCTTGCCACTCGTGCGGTTACAGGTCTAGGCAGTGCATTTGTATCGCTTGGGCGGATTATCACCGCTCACCCCATTCTTGCCTTGACTGCCGTCATTGGGGCGGTCATCGCACGCACCGAAGGACTGGGCGGTGCGGTTAAGTCATTGGGCGATGCGTTTAGTGTGGCAGGTGTGTTGGCAATGGACTTTGTTGGCGGTGTTGTGGACGGACTGGGGACAGCATGGACGGCAACCGCTAACTACTTTGATAATCTTATAGGTGGCTCGGCTAATGCCACGAATTTTGCCCAAACCGCCTTTGGCGGTTTTTTTACAGGCACGCACAAAGGCTTTGTGGGTGTCGGGCAAATCATCGCTCGTACTTTTGATTTGGGCGGTGCTACGGTGGTGTGGTTTGTCAATAGTGCCAACAAAAATATCAGAGCATTAGGCGTATCAGTTGTTAATGTTTTTAAAGGCATTGGTAATTTTGCGATTAGCGTTTTTGAAAAAATCGTACACGGCATTATTGATGAAATTAATTCTTTGTCAAAGGGGGCTAATTTTGTTTTGGGTGCATTTAGCGATAAATCCATTCCGATGATTGGTAAGGAAAGTTTTGCTCGTTACACATACGCCACGCCTGACTTTGGTAGTGCTGGAAATATTGCCAGTTATAATTCACATTATTTGGAAAATAAATGGGTTGACACATATCAACAAATGCAAGATAAAGCCAAACAAGCAAGTAGTGCTAATTTGGCTTTGGGAACTTCTTTAAATAATGTAGCAAGTGCCAGCGAAAAAGCAGGTAAGGGAGCGAAAAAGTTAGCAGATGCCAACAAGCAAGCTACCAAAGCTACCGATGATTTGACAAAAGCACTGCAAAAAGCCTATGAAGACCAAATGAGTGCATGGGGCAAGACTTTGTGGGATTTGAAAACGCCTTTTGTAACCGAACTTAGCCAGTTGGAATATGAGATTAAATATGGGAAGTTCCAAGGTCTTGGCGAAACCCTGCAAGATGAGCTTAGAAAATGGGCAAAAAAAGTGGATGTAGATTTGGCTGATTTTGAGATAAGAAAAATTCTTGAAGCCAATAAACGAGAAGTAGAGTTAATGTATTCACATGGCTCAAAATACTTAGAAATGCTTTATGACTTAAATGATGAATACAATAAGTTATCACTTGCGAGCGAAACAGCAAAAAGAGAAATGTTGCAATCAGCAATATTCATTGACTTGAAAAACAGGGAGAAAGACACCCAAGACCAAATCAATGACATCGGCAGAGAATTAAAAGCCTTGTCCGTGCCTGACGGCATAGCAAGAGAATTTGTGATTATTGAGCAACAGCAAATCCAAACCCTTGAAAAATATAATTATCTTTTAAAAGATGGCTATACTGATTATTACAATGCAGTCAAAGAAGGCTTGGATATTTTGGCGACTGACCAAAAAAGACTCGTTATTACCAAGCAATACAACGACCTAATCCAATCTCTAAAAACCGATGAACAAAAACGCCTTGACACACTCAAAGAACAGCTCAATGTCTTAACCGCTCACAATCAAGTCATGGGGGCTAATCTTGACATTGAACGAGCCAAACAGCTTATCAGTCAAAGCGTGGGACTTACCACACCTGCCAACCCCTACAAAGAGCTAAATGATAAGACGGCAAGCCAATACGCCAGTTTGGATGCAGGGTTGCAGTCGTTATTAGATAACGAGCGTCTGACCGAGCAGGAGCGTATCAATATTAAGCAATGGGGAGCGGACGAACGGTTAAAGATTGAGAAAGCCCATAGTCTTGCCATGAATGCGTTGGTGCTTGGCGATGGGGAGACGATGTTTAGCGGTCTTGCTAGCATTACCAAAGATGGATTGGGTGAGCAGTCTCGGCTGTATCGTGCCATGTTTGCCATGCAACAGGGCTTTGCGATTGGCACAGCATTGCTTAATATGCACAAAGCAATTTCTGATGCTTTTGCACAAGGCACTACGCTTGCTGAGAAATTTGCAGGCATTGCTACCGCCACTGCACAAGGGGCTAGAATTGTCAGTGCGATTAAGTCGGTAATCATGCCTGTGGGTCAAGCCCATGACGGCATTATGTCCGTCCCCAAAAGCGGTACTTGGAATTTGGAAAAAGGCGAGCGTGTCCTACCACGCCACACCGCCAAAGCCCTAGATGACAAATTAAATAGTTTGCAAAACGTGGGTGGTGGCGTTGTCATCAATCAGCACATCACAATCAATGCAGATGGTTCTCATGATGTTAAAGATGACAGTCAAAACCAAATGGGGCAAGCCTTAAAAACTGGTGTGCTTGCTATCATTCATGGCGAAATGCGACAGGGTCGTTCTATTTATAACTTTGTCAATGGTCGCCGATAGGGGGATATGATGAGCCTAAAAACCTTTAAATGGCAAATGAATATGGGAGCGTCCGCCGATGTTCGTCATAACGCAACCAAAACGCAGTTTGGGGACGGTTATACCCAGCGAGTGAGTCACGGTATCAACAATAAAATCAAAGACTGGACGGGGTCAAAGACGGGTGATTATGACTCGGTCATCAAGCCGATTGAAGATTTTCTTGACGAACACAAAGGCGTGATACCGTTTCTGTGGACTGACCCACATGGCAATACCGCCAAGTACGTTTGCCAAGATTACCCAGTTTCACAAAGAAAAGGTAATTTTTGGCAAATTAGCTTAAAATTTGAACAAATTTTTTAACCGATGTTGGCGAAATCTGTTTCGTTGACATAACCAAAGCCCTTGATTTACAAGGGCTTTTTTAATGGAGCAATCTATGAAAACATTATCAGTACATGAGCTAAACACGCTCGCCAACTTTAACTACGCACGCTCATTGTGGAGTGGCGATGATACCAAAACCGTCAAGATTGACTATGATGCCGAATATCAAGATTTTGCAGTTATCACGTCTGAAAAAAACGTGCGTAAAAACCGCATTTCCAAGCTACAAGCCGAAATCACGGCATGGGCAGAGTCTCAGCTTAAATCTTTTGAGTATGCTGGTCTGACTGTCGCTACGTTCCATTTGTCCTTTGGTAATGATGAGTTCGGCATTGAGCTGACCTTTGGTGCTGATGAAACCGAACCTGTCAATACTGACACGCTGGCGGAGTAACCATGTCCTTTAATAGCGACATTCAAAAGCTCTCGGTAGATGGTCTGGTTACGCTGTTTGAGCTTGACGCAACCAAACTGGGAGCGGGAATTTTACGCTTTCATGGACACAACCATGATAAGAATGACGGCAATATTGTCTTTCGTGGCAAAGAGTACAACCCACAAGCCCTGTCTGTTACAGGGCTTGAAATGCGGTCGGACGGTAAGGCAAGCACCCCCACGCTGACCCTTGCCAATAACATCGCAGGGGTACAAGGTGCGGTGTCGGCGTATTGCTTGCAGTTTAGTGATTTTGCAGGGGCAAAAATTACCGTCATCACCACCCTTGCCAAATATCTAGATGCCGTTAATTTTGACGGTGGTAACCCTACGGCAAGCGATGAATGCAAAGAGCAAATTTGGTTCGTTGAACAAAAAACATCAGAAAACGCAAAGCTCGTTACCTTTGAGCTGTCCAACCCCATTGATTTAGAGGGCTTAAAAATCCCAGTCAGAGAGATTACCAATTATTGTCATTGGGCGGTTGTGGGTAAGTATCGTGGCGAAGAATGCGGTTATACAGGTGTGGCCATGTTTGATGAACACGACAACCCTACCGACAACCCCATCATGGACAAATGCGGTGGGCGTATGAAATCGTGCGTGTGCCGATTTGGAAAAAATAAGCCCTTGCCCTTTGGCGGTTGTCCTGCCAGCAGTTTGATTGGCTCATAGCGATAGGAACATAAAATGAGACTCACTAAATCGTTAAAATCCGACATCATCGCCCACGCCTTTGACTGCTATCCTGCCGAGTGCTGTGGCGTGATTGCGAATGACAAATACATTGCCTGCACCAACACCGCTCATGACAATGAGCAATTTATCCTTTGCCCCAAAGATTTTGCAAAAGCGGAAAGCATGGGCGAGATACAGGCGATTGTCCATAGCCACCCTGACGGCGGCGTGTTGCCGTCCGATTTGGATAAATTACAGATTGAACTACACGGTGTGCCGTGGGTCATCGTGGCGGTGTCCAAGCAAGATTATGGTGATGAGCCTGCCTTTGGCGTGTATGAGCCGTCTGGGTATAGACCGCCACTTTTGGGGCGAAATTACATTCATGGCGTGCAGGACTGTTATGCCATCGTCCGTGATTTTTATCGCCGTGAGTTTGGTATTGAATTGCCTGATTTTGACCGCACAGACGCTTGGTGGGAAGATCCCAATCATGCCCCACTGTATGAGCAGAACTTTGAAAAAGCAGGCTTTGTGGAAGTGGACAAAGATAATTTGCAATACGGCGATGTGCTACTTTGCCGTGTCGGACGCACGCATCATATTAACCACGCTGTGATTTGGCTCGGCAACAATGACACACTCAAAAGCGAAACAACACCGCCTTGCGTGGGCAACACTCTAATCCTGCACCACCCCTACGGACGGCAGTCGGTGCGTGAGATTTATGGCAAGGGGTGGGCGGATAGGACGGTGCTTGTTGTGCGTCATCATTCGCTCATAAAGTCTGCCCCCACGCTTTGACAGCTTGCATGATAATGGCAGAGCGTGAAAGTCCTGTTTTTTCAGATAAAACGGTCAGCTCGTCAATAAATTCTGTGGGGAATTTATAGCTTGCCACCTTTACGCCACGGCGTTCATCACTCTCACGCTGAGTTTCGGCACGGCTTTTTGGGGTTTTGACAATTTTAGGCATGATGCTTGACCTTTGTTTTAAATTATCTTATGATAATAGGTAAGGAGTGGCTAGGCGTTTCCACCTAACCTGCCTTGGCGACTGGTACTCGCTTTAGGCTTTTACTGTTAGTAAGCTGGATAGCTTAGCAACAGCAGAGCGATGATTACGAGGATTTCAAGGGTCGTTTTCATCGTTTTACTCCTTGTTATGATGGTAACGATGGCTACCATCTTACCAATCAAGCAACCCTTGCTTGATGTGTCATATTATAGTAAATACTACATTAAAAGTCAAGTAATTTATACACTTTTTTTGCAAAAATGTTAAAAAATGTATGGGTTATTTGGCTTTTTTGTTATCAAAAAAACAGTGATTTTAACCGCTCATGATTCATCATGGGCGGTTTTTTATTGGGGAAAATTCAGCCATGAAAACCATCTACTTACACGGCATTTTAGCCAAAAAATTCGGCAAATCCTTTAAATTGGCAGTGGACAGTACAAAAGAGGCCATGCGTGCTTTGTGCGTGCAGCTCATCGGCTTTGAACAATTTATGATGAACGCTCACAGGCAGGGACTGCGTTTTGCCGTGTTCCATGATAAGCACAATGTGGGCGAGAGCGAGCTTGAGATGACCCACACCGCCAAGATTATCCGTGTTGTGCCAGTGGTAGAAGGCTCAAAAAAGAGCGGACTACTACAAACTATTTTGGGGGCGGTCATGGTCGTGGCAGGTATTGTGGTTACGGGCATGACCTTTGGCGGTGCTGGTGCGGTCGGTGCAGGATTGATTGGATCAGGTATCGGCTTAATGGCAGGTGGTATTTCTCAGATGCTCATGCCAAAGGTAGATACGCAGGACAACAACCAAGACGGTAATAAAGCCAACAAAGGCTTTGGCAGTGCGGTTACGACTGTGGCACAAGGCAATCCTGTTCCCATTCTCTACGGTGAGCGAGAAATCGGCGGATTTATCCTGTCAGCCAGTCAGTTACCAGAAGACATGATGTAATAGCTTAACCCAATTTGACAGATAGCAAGGATAAAACAATGCAAATCTACGGCTCTAAAAAAGGTCAAGGCAAACAAAAACAGCCTGTCATCGCCCCAGACTCTGCTCATTCCAAGACTTTTATCAGTATCATGTATGGTTTGGGCGAAGGCGAGATTGCAGGTTTGGCAAATGGCTATAAATCGGTGTATTTGGAGGACACACCCCTGCAAAATGACAATGGCGAGTTTAATTTTCCCAATGTCAAAGTGGATTTTCGCACAGGCACGAACAACCAAGAGTACATTGACGGCTTTCCAGATGTGGCAAGCGAAACGGCGGTTAATGTCGAGCTAAAACACGGCACGCCCTTTGTCAAAGCCTTTAATAATCTTGATCTTGATGCTCTGCGGGTGCGTCTAAAATGGGGGGCTTTGCGGTCGCAAAACCTTGAAAATGGCGATGTGTCAGGCGTAAAGATTGATTATGCCATCGATGTCAAAACCGACAACGGTGGCTGGGTGGAGGCTCTAAATACATCCATCAATGCCAAAACATCGGATGCTTACGAGCGTAGCCACCGTATTGATTTGCCAAAAGCTAGGATAGGCTGGCAGCTGCGTGTTCGCCGCATCACACCGAACAGCACCAGTGATTTTGTCTCTGATAAGATGTATGTGTCAGCCATCACAGAAGTCATTGACTTAAAACTTCGTTATCCCAACACCGCCCTGCTAGGGCTAAGATACGATGCCGAGAGTTTTAGCAATATCGCCAAAATGTCGGCTCGTTGTAAGGGCTTAATCATCAAAGTACCAACGAACTACGACACCGTTACTCGCACCTATACAGGTATGTGGGACGGACAATTTAAGATGGCGTACAGCAATAATCCAGCGTGGGTCTATTACGACCTATGCACCGCCGAACGCTACGGACTGGGTGGTCGGCTAACAGGCAGCATGATTGACAAATGGAGCTTATATCGTCTCGCTCAATACTGTGATGAGATGGTCGATGATGGCATGGGTGGTACTGAGCCACGCTTTACCGTCAATGTCTATATTCAGTCATTATCCTAACCGCCCACGCTTATTGTTTTGTGGAAAAGCAAGCAAGAGACAAGGCAAGGTTTGGAGCGGTAGGCTACCACCCAAGCCTGTTGCCAAAGTATAAAGGCAAACACGCCGTCAAACTCGCATTTGATAATGGCGACAAGATTGTGGGCGGTTCGCTGTATCAACTTGATGACGGTTGGGATACAGGGCAGGTGTTGGCTCAAAAGTCGGTAACGGTTGATGAGGGCGACACAATGACAAGTTTGTGGCAAGGCAAGTTAGCACCGATTGGGGTGGAGTTGTTTAGGGGGTATTTGGGCGAGTTGATTGATAATCCATAA